TCCGATTCAAGAACCCCGATTCGCCCCGCGTTCGAGGAAAGGTTAGATGTCAAATCAACCACATCCGATTCAAGAACCCCGATTCGCCCCGCGTTCGAGGAAAGGTTAGATGTCAAATCAACCACATCCGATTCAAGAACCCCAATTCTACCCGAGTTTGATGTTAAATTATTTTTTACATGGTTAACATTTGATGTCAAATCAATGACATCTGATTCTACATCATCTAATTCTGTTCCTAGTGCCACACCTGTCAGTTTTGTACCATCACCATATATTGATCCACCGGATGATATAGTTATATTATTTTGAACAAGTAAATTACCCAAAACTTCAACCGTTATAATATTTGAGGTGTCATCTAAAATATAATCATCTGTTATTGTGTTTTGAGTATACCCAATTGTAAACGTATGGTCATGTGGTGTACCAGATTCACCATGATGAATAAGTGCAATATTTTTGTCTGGATGTTCCATAATAATACCAATATCTAATGTGTGTGTTGTATTATTGTTTGCTATACCCAATACACGATCTTGGATTACAACTGTATTTGAATCTATAATATACGTATTACCTGTAATAATAATATCACCTTGTATTTCAAGATCTGAAGATATTACTGTCGTACTATCTGTATAAGATATAGCTGTTGTTTTTGTTTCCAAATTTTCGATTCTTGACACGTTATCATTCAAATTTGATTCCAAATTACCAATTCTTATCACGTTAGCACTCAAGTTTGACTCCAAATTTCCAATTCTTATCACGTTAGCGCTCAAGTTTGATTCTAAATTACCAATTCTTATTACGTTAGCACTCAAGTTTGATTCTAAATTACCAATTCTTATCACGTTAGCACTCAAATTTGATTCCAAATTACCAATTCTTACTACGTTATCATTCAAATTTGATTCCAAATTACCAATTCTTATCACGTTAGCACTCAAGTTTGATTCCAAATTGCCAATTCTTATCACGTTAGCGCTCAAGTTTGATTCCAAATTGCCAATTCTTATTACATTGGCGCTCAAGTTTGATTCCAAATTACCAATTCTTATCACGTTAGCATTCAAGTTTGATTCCAAATTTCCAATTCTTATCGCGTTAGCATTCAAATTTGACTCCAAATTGCCAATTCTTATCGCGTTAGCACTCAAGTTTGATTCCAAATTGCCAATTCTTATCGCGTTAGCACTCAAATTTGACTCCAAATTTCCAATTCTTATTACATTGGCATTCAAGTTTGATTCCAAATTACCAATTCTTACCACGTTAGCACTCAAGTTTGACTCCAAATTTCCAATTCTTATTACATTGGCATTCAAGTTTGATTCCAAATTTCCAATTCTTATTACATTGGCATTCAAGTTTGATTCCAAATTTCCAATTCTTATCACGTTAGCACTCAAGTTTGATTCCAAATTACCAATTCTTATTACATTGGCGCTCAAGTTTGATTCCAAATTTCCAATTCTTATTACATTGGCATTCAAGTTTGATTCCAAATTTCCAATTCTTATTACATTGGCATTCAAGTTTGATTCCAAATTTCCAATTCTCTCCACATTACTTGTCAAATCTGTTTTAAGTGCCACACCTGTCAGCTGTGTACCGTCGCCATATATTGATCCACCGGATGATATAGTTATATTATTTTGAACAAGTAAATTACCCAAAACTTCGACCGTTAATGGATTTAGTGGATCGTTTGTTACAAAATCATCCGTTAAATTATCTTGAGTATATCCTATTGTAAAATTATGATCATGTGGTGTACCATTTTCACCATGATGTATAAGAGCGAGATTTTTACCCGGGTGTTCCATGATAATACCAACATCAAACGTATGTGTTTGGTTATTATTAGCAATTCCAATTATACGATCGGATACAGCAAATGAGTTCGTTTCTATAACAAATTTATCACCTTGAACAACTAAATTACCAGATACTGTCATATCATTTACATATGCATTTCCAGAAACATTAAGTGCATAATATTCATCTGGGTGTATAGAAATATTGTCCCCTATAGTAATACCACCTTGATTTATTTTCATCGTGTAATCAGCACTTGTATTTGAAAACATAATACGATCTCCTATAGAAAGTGTATCAGTTGGATTTGTATTTGAAATACCAACATTACCAGATGTAAGTAAAGATGTATTACCATTTGTAAGTTGTAATGTAGTTGAATGTATATTTGTCAATAGTTCTGTAATACCAATATCAGAATTTATTAATCTTTTAGTTATATGGTCATATGCCAAAAATGTACCTGTATCTGAAACAGTTTGAATAGGTGATATATATACATTATTACTTTCGGTGTTTATATATTCGTCTGAAGCGTTAATTACTACTGATTTATCAGCCTGATTATCGAGTATTTTTTCACCGATACTAATTGTTTTAGACCTCTCTATAGTAGGTAATTTTTTAACCATCTAATATATATCATGATTTTAATTTTGTCATCTTTGTTAAGATCACAGAATCGTCTATTATAAAGGTTCTATTAAATAACCACAAAATTCGTTTTTATAATTAGCCATTTGTCCACTTAGTATATATACGGTTATTTCATCATCTTTACATAACTGTAGAATTGTAGAATTAGACAATGGTATTTCTGTACTTGATTCGTGTACAGAATAATTACATTTTTCTATACTCTCGTTATTTTTACGTAATTCTACATTTAATAAAGTACACCCATTTGTCATCATTCGTAAAGAAAATGAATAATAACCAGATACTGGTGCTATAAATGCACTACCAATAAACGAATTCGTAATATTTAAATCTATAGTATCCCATGATACCGTTTTTCTCTGTGATGCAATTTTATTTAATAACGAAACGGAAAAAATTGGTTTTGATTTCTGTTTAATAGTACCATTCACTTCTATATCATTTGTTATTAATAATGAATTGATATGTATATTTGAATTAATTTCTTCTATATTTTTAGTCCATTTAATGTGTTTATCTGTACATGTAAGAAAACTATTCTTCAAAATTGGTAATCGTCTAAAATTATTATATTCATCTGCATAAAGTAAGTCTCCGGGTGCGTAATTACTTATTCCCGTTCCACCATTTTCTGTTTTTAATATACCCTCATTTACATTATTTACATTTAAGCTATTTATATTCGAACCATTACCATAAAAGTTTTCAGATGTAATAGTTTTTAAATTAATTGTATCTACCCAAACTAATTTTTTGTGTTCATTTGTAGATAAAATTTTACCATTTGATTTTGAGTCTATGCGTAATATATCTAAAGAATTTGAACGCGTCGAACCTGTAATAATATCACCATCTTCAAATGATAAATCTAGAAGGACTCCACGAGGACCATTAATTTTACGTAAAGGTCGTGGTCTAAAATATTTTTCAAGGACCTTTGTATTTTCCAGAATATCGACTCTATTTGTAGTATTTAATAGAGAATCATTTGTAGTGTTAGAATCATGTTCTAATTTTGTAATTCTTTGTAAATTGTTTTCTAATGTATACGTTTTTTCATTTAGTTTTAAAATATCTTTATTTGTATTTATAGTTTTAGTTTCTAAAGCTGATATTCTTGGTTGATACGTTCTATCTAATAATTTAGGTATATTTTCACATTTTGTTTCTAAAACACGAATTTTAGGGGTATTACCATCTAAAATATCTACACGCTTTATAGTTTCTAATAATTTTACATCTGTATTTTTATAATTATCTTGTATATTTATAATATCATTTGCAGAAATATTTAAAGAATTATTTAAACCTGTTAATTTTGTTGTAATTGTCTGTATTTCAGGTGTGTGATTTATATATTTATTTTCCAAGCATGTAATTCTACATGTATTTTTTAAAATATCATCTTTTATAGTCGGTAATACTGTTATTTGTTTGAAAAATCTATTTTCTAATGATTTTATTTTCTGTATATTATCTTCTTCTATATCACGAATATCATTAATATTTCTATTTATAGTAGATTCGTTTATAGATATATTATTTTTTATAGTTGTGATTTCAGGAGAATAGTCTATTATTCGATTTTTTATGTCAATAATACTTTTATTAAAATCATCTATATATGTTTCATTTTCCAATTTATAAATTCTATTTTTGAAACCTGATATTTCACTCTGTATATAATCTATCTTTGTTGAATTTGTAAATTCTATAATATTAGATACTGCATTCGGAGATGAACAATCAAGTAAATTTGTTTTTATACCTGTATCTATAATTTCCTTTGTATCTCTATCATAACCTATAAATGTAGTTTCATTTGTAGTTTTTAAACGTATTGGTGATATATATGTAGAATTAGGTGTATTTCCGTCTATAAAAACATTACTCGCATTTAATATAATTGAATTATCAGCCTGTGTATCGTTAGTGTATCGACCAACTTTAATTTTTGTAGAACGAACGTTTAAAAATTGTTGTCCCATTTAAGATAGTTGTGTATTTTAATTTGCGTAGGCGAGTCCTGCCATGCCATTTTCGATACGAAGTATGTTATAGTTCACGGCGTATATAGGATGTGTAATTTTTTTAGATTCACTTATTATTTTTACTGAATCTAAACGACTAAAATTAAGTGTTCCGGTTGGTTGAATAGAACTAGTAGATATACAAAAACAATATAAGAAAAAATCTGGTGACGTAACGAAATTTGTGTGATAATAATTCATAATATCGAGGTAGTGTGGTCTACAAAAACTGAAATTGTTTATATCTAAACCATTTAATTCAATTTTTATTTTATTTGTTGTGGATGTCAATGGTCCATCTGTTTCTGTATCGGAACATGCGATATATTTTACCGGGTGATTAAATATGAGTTCTTGGATGAGATCATTAGAAGGTATACTTTTTTGAACCTGTGTAATAAGTAAATTTTGGTTACGCGAAACAATATTACCACGTTCTTCATTATCGAGATAATAATAATTTGAATAACATTCAAAATTTAAAGTATTTGTTACATTTTTTCCCCAATATATACGAATTTCCACTTCATGATAATTTAAAGCGATTAATGGTATAGCATGTTGAGGACTTTCGCAAAAAAAGAAGCGTAAAGGGTAAAAATAGGATTCTCCGCTCACACCTGGGTGTACACCTAATGCAGATTTAGATAAATTTGTTGCCATTGTATCTATAGCAATTTTTTCAGTAAAAGTTGAATCCTGAGTGTCTATTAACTGACCACCAATATAAAGTTCAACTTTATCAATGTAACCGGTCCAGTCGTTAGTAGAGGCAGCTGCTGTATTACTACCTACTGTAATATATGTATAACCCAAAAGATCACCTATTCGGTCAAATTTAATGGAGGACATTGAATTTACTTTCACAGACCCACGTATTGTCTGTTTTTCTATAGACTGTGAAAAGTTAGAATGTCTTTTAAAAGACGAGTTAAAGAATGATATTTCCGGGTTACCCATAATGTGTTCGTCTTGAGCACCAATAGCGATGAGTTGAACAACACCAGAAGACATTTATATTAATAAGAGGTTTAAATTATACGTACGAGACGCCCTGAAATAATTAGTAGGGTAAATTTCTTTTTTTGCAAACGAATCTAAAAACTAAAAACGAATCGTCACCAGTTGCGAAACCCGTTGCATCTCCGTCACGCATTGTTATTGTTAACCTATCGAGTTTACGTATTGGGGCAACGTATTGTTGCATTACGGGATACTCGTTTTTGAAGTATAAGGTTGTTCCAGCAGTTCCACTTGAATTAATGATAGAACCAAAGTTTCTATTTAAAACCTGTAGAGAGGCTTGTCCATTAACTTCTGTTGTAGCGCGTTGACTGAAATTTGTATCGAGTTCATTAATTGAGAGGTGGACTATTCTTGTACCTGAACCAACTCTTAAATTTGCGGTGAGTAATTGGGCTTGAACTATATTTTCAAGCGGGTTTGTGAGAAAAACTGTAAATATACTATCACTAGTAGGTTGGCCAAAACTATCGACGATAACTGTGTGATACTCGTGTTCGAAATCGGGTAAAGTTGACTGACTAGTCACTAAAGCCATTTATATATACTGGAGATTTTACTTCATCTTATACCCCGCTTGTGCCGCGACCAACTTTTGGCCACCACAAACACCGCCTCGACTATCCGAGTAGTACGAATCCTTGAGACATTCTTCCTTGGATGGGAGGTCGAAGAGGGAACCTTCATCGGACGTTTCGATATCGACGGGCTGGTACTTGCTGGTACGCAAGTATGTGAATGCCCATAAAATCAAGAAGACGATCGCGATCGCCTTGAGAGTATTTTTGTTTGTAACGTTAAGTTTCATTTGTATTGAACATACATTTTTTTTATAAAGTGCGTTAAAGAAATTAGAATAGTTTCAATATAAAGATTAATGGACGGAGAGATCATTTTAAACCGAGGTAATACAAATGTTATGAAACTAGATGATAATGAACAGGCACTCATGAACGAGATTGAGATTGATATTCCAAGACCTCAGCCTGTAAAAAAACAAATGCCAAAACCTATGAAAACACAATTTACACCTCCTCAAACACAGACTTTCCAGGAAGATATAGATTCTTTTGCGAACCCGAACAAACAGAATCCACCTTCAATCCCACCACCAGAAGAACCTATGGATTATGGCGAATACGAAGAAGATCCTAATATTGGGTACGGCTACGAAGGCGGTGATACAGGAGGAGGCGGTGGTATGTATATGGAAGAAGAGAAACCAATGCCTGGGTATAAAACAATAGATGAAGAAAAAGCCGATCTCGTAAACAAACTTGGTCGATTAGAAAAGAAAGGGTTCACGGTGAATAAACGTTTAAACGCATATTCACCTATAGACGAGCTTAGAACGGAAGTTAAGCGAATTACGTATAGTATTGATGTAGACAAATCGGTAAAGTTTTCGAGACGTATGCTTATTGCTTGTACAACAGGTCTTGAGTTTATGAACAAAAAGTATAACCCTTTTGAAATCCAACTCGACGGTTGGTCAGAGAACGTCATGGAAAATGTTGATGATTACGATGAAGTGTTTGAGGAACTATACGTCAAGTATAGAACAAAAATGCAAGTCGCACCCGAAGTTAAGCTCATAATGATGCTTGGTGGTTCGGCGATGATGTTCCACTTAACGAATAGTATGTTCAAATCAGTCATGCCAAATATGAATGACGTGATTAAACAGAACCCCGAACTTGTTCAGAACATGATGTCTGCAGTACAGAATACGGTTCCAAAATCTCAACAACAGACATCGGAAACTGTGGATGCTAATGGAAGACGCGAAATGCAGGGCCCGGGTTTAGACATTTCGAGTCTCATGGGTAACATTATGATGCCACCACAACCTTCTATGAGTACGACCAGTATACCACCAATTATGGAAACTGATGACATTGAAGATGACATTTCGGATATAGCCGAGGCCGATGTAGAAAATTCCAAGAATGAAAAAGACGACGGGGATGGCGAAGTTCGCGAAGTTAAAGTTACCCAGACCAAATCAAAAAGAGGCGGTGGAAAAAAGAAAAAGTCGGTCGAAATTAATTTATAAATGATAGTATAAATGATAGGGTATTGTCCTTTAGACGAAGATCCTATTGAAA